ATAAAATTAAGCAAGAAGAAGAAGGCATGGCTCTCGTTATTAAACGTAAAGTTAATGGTCCAAATGGAATGGTTCGTGCTGCACCTCGTTTATTCGATGTAGATAAAAATGAGGTTGATGTTCAAGTTGGAAACGGATCTGATGTTCGTGTTCAATTTAATGAATATGAAGGTGAAAATAAATATGGTCCTTATAAAGGATTAGATTTACAAGCTGTTCAAGTATTAGAACTTGTTCCTTTTAAATCATTAGATGGCGAAGAGCTTCTTAGTGATGGGGAGGAATTCTAAATGAGTGAAGAAGTACAAAAACCTTTTATCACTATTGATGATGTGCAAATAAATGTTGAAGACTTACCTGAAGATGGTCAAGCTATCTTTGGTAGAATTCAACGCTTGAATCAAAAGAAAGTGAACCTTGTATTAGACTTGGAAGAAGTCAATGCAGGTTTAACTTCTTTTACGAGCAGTATTATTAGTATTGTCAATGCTGATGCAGGTGCAGACGAAGAAGAATCTGACGATTCTTAATTACAACTGGCTAGATCCGTGTTAAAAGGATGTTACCTTTTTGTTACAAGGTAATTTCGTTGATAACAATGCAACATGGATCTAGCTTTTTAATTTCAGGAGATAGAAATGGAATTACAAGAAAGCACATGGTCAGAATATAAACTACCATGTCCAAAATGCGGTGGTTCAGATCCAGTCGCTAAAAATAAAAATGGATCAGCTAAATGTTTTAGTTGCGGAACTTTCTTTTCTTCTTATGAAGAAGCTATTGAAGGAAAAGTGATACAAGAAAATAATAATTATAAAAAAGGAAGTACTTTTTTAAGTTCTTATACTGGAGTATTCGGTTCTTTAATAGATAGAGGAATATCTGAAACTGTTGCAAAAAAATATGGTGTTCGTATCGTATATAATAATAGCGGTGAAATAGCGCAACATATATATCCTTATTATAATGGCAACGAAATTGTAGGAACAAAAACAAGACTTGTTAGTGACAAAGATTTTAGATTTCATGGTACATATGAAGGTACTGGATTATTTGGAGAACAATTATATAGTACTGGTGGTAAATATCTCACAATAACAGAAGGTGAGTGTGATGCAATGGCAGTTTCTGAATTAGGTATAAGATCTGCAGTTGTCTCTATCAAAAGAGGATCTGCTAGTGCCATAAAAGATATTAGAGAAAGTATAGAATTTGTAGAATCTTTTGAGAATGTTATTCTTTGTTTTGATAATGATAAAGCAGGTAGAAAAGCAGCTAGACAAATAGCTCGTATCTTAAAACCTGGTAAGACTAAAATACTTCAACTACCAAATGGTTTTAAAGATGCAAACGATATGCTTAAGAATAAAAAGTTTGCAGAATTTACAAAGGCTTGGTTTGAAGCAAAAGTTTATACACCATCAGGTATAATAGAACTGTCAAGTAAAAAATCTAATTGGTTAAATAGAGAAGTAAAAGAGAGTATAGCTTATCCTTATGAAGGATTAAATAAAAAGTTATATGGTTTAAGAAAAGGAGAGTTAGTAACTCTTACTGGTGGAACTGGACTAGGTAAATCTAGTGTTACTCGTGAGTTAGAACATTGGTTAATAAATCAAACAGAAGACAACATAGGTATTGTTGCTCTCGAAGAAAACTGGCAACGCACAGCAGATAGTATAGTATCTATAGAAGCAAACGATAGAATTTATATTAATGAAATAAGAGATAGATATACAAGCGAAGAACTATCAGATTTGTTTGATAAGTCTATTCCAGAAGGAAGAGTTTATATTCATGCGCATTTAGGTGTTAATAATATAGATGAAATCTTTTCTAAATTAAGATATATTATAATAGGATGTGAATGTAAGTGGGTAATTATAGATCATTTACACATGCTTGTTAGTTCATTAATGGATAGTGATGAACGTAGAGGAATTGATGTTTTAATGGCTAAACTCCGAAGTCTAGTAGAAGAAACTAATATTGGTTTAATATTAGTATCTCATTTACGTAGAGTCGGTGGTGATCTAGGACACGAGAAAGGTGTTCAAGTATCGTTGAGTCATTTAAAAGGATCCCAAGCCATAGCTCAACTATCAGACTGCGTTATTGCGCTTGAACGAAACCAACAAGCAGAAGATGTAACAGAAGCAAACACTACTACAGTAAGAATATTAAAATCAAGATACACAGGATATACAGGACATGCTTGTTCATTACTTTATAATTCTGAAACAGGTAGATTAATTGAATTAACAGACGAGGTAACATTTGATAATGAAAACACAGATGACATCCCATTCTAAAATAATTTTTGATCTCGAATGTAACGGATTAAATCCAGATAAAATCTGGTGTATATCAGCAAAAGAATTGAATGGACAAACACATACATATGGTCCAGAAGATATAGAATCTGGCATTGCTTTTTTAGCAGAAGCCGACACTTTAATTGGACACAATATTATAAGTTTTGATATTCCTATTATTAAAAATCTTTATGGTGTTGATTTAATAAAAGAAGTATCTAATATAGAAGATACATTGGTAATGTCTAGATTGTTTAATCCAGTACGAGAAGGTGGACACAGTTTAGAAAAGTGGGGATATAAAGTAGGCTTTCTTAAAAAAGAAAAGCCTTTAGATTGGAATGTTTTTAATCCTAAAATGATTCCTTATTGTATTCAAGATACTAAAATAAATGAAGTAGTTTATCTTGCTCTATTAGAAGAAGGAAAATATTTTAGTAAAGAATCAATAGAAACAGAACACGAAGTTTCTAAAATATTAGACATCCAAGAAAGGAATGGTTTTTATTTTGATGAACAGAAAGCTATGGAACTCCTAGCATCTTTAACAAAACGAATGAAAGAAGTAAAAGAAGAAGTTCACAAAGTTTTTAAACCTAGATGGGTAGATGATAAAGAAGTAAGACCTTATATAAAGAAAGACGGCACTCTTTCCAAGAGAGGTTTGACAGATGAAGAATTTAAATCTGGTATTATAAAACCTTTTATGAGAAAGAAACTTCAAGAATTTAATCTTGGTAGTCGTAAACAAATAGGTGAATGCTTACAAGACTTTGGTTGGAAACCTGAAAGATTTACACCAACTGGTCAGCCTATTATAGACGAAGGAACTTTAAATAAAGTTAAGCACATACCAGAAGCTAAACTAATAGCTGAGTTTTTATTATTACAAAAACGAACTGCACAGATTGGCTCGTGGCTTGACGAATTAAAAGGTGATAGAATTCATGGTAGAGTAATATCAACAGGTACAATTACTTCTCGCATGAGTCATCGTAATCCTAACACCGCACAGATTCCGTCTGTTAAAAGTCCATACGGAAAAGAATGTAGATCTTGTTGGACTGTACCGAAAGAATATAAATTAGTAGGTATAGATGCAAGTGGTCTAGAAATTAGAATGCTGGCACACTATATGAATGACGAGGAATATACAAATGAAATCATTAATGGAGACATACACTCCAGCAATCAACAAACTGCAGGACTTCAATCAAGAGATCAGGCTAAGACTTTCATATATGCACTCATCTACGGAGCAGGTAATGAAAAGCTCGGAAATGTGGTTGGCGGAAGCAAAGCAAGTGGAAAAGAGCTTAGAAGACGTTTCTTCGATAATCTTCCAGCATTTAAAAGACTTCGAGACAGAGTTGAAAGGGCATCAAAAAGAAAATATCTTAAAGGAATAGATGGTAGAAAAATATTTGTAAGATATGAACACGCTGCTCTTAATACTTTATTACAAGGTGGCGGTGCAATCGTAATGAAAAAGGCTCTTATATTATTAAACAACAAAGCAAAAACAAGAAACCTGGATTATAAATTTGTTGCTAATATTCACGATGAATGGCAAGCAGAAGTACACAGCGCACACGCAGAATACTTCGGTAAGTTAGGTGTAGAATCTATACAAGAAGCAGGTGAACATTTTAAACTTCGCTGTCCTTTAACAGGAGAGTATAAAGTTGGAGACAATTGGTATGAAACACATTAAAAAAATAAAAGAAAAAACATCGAGTAGAAAAGGAGATCTAGCAGAGTATTATGCTGTAACTTGGTTATGGGATAAAGGTTATGAAGTATTTAAAAACTGTGGATGTACAGGTATTGTTGATTTAATTGCAAGAGATGTAAATGGAAAAACTATTTTGATTGATGTCAAAACATTTAATAAAGATACTAGATGGAATGGAACTTGGACAAATGTTTCTACACCACGAAGCAAAGAACAAATAGATATAGGTGTTAGAATACTTGGGTTCAATCCTAAAACAAGAAAACTAAGATTTGTGGAGCATAAAACATGAAAAAAGTAGACACAGTAGTAGAAGATATTTATAATAAAATAGCTGTTCTAGGACAAGGTAAACCAATTAAAGTTGAAGATAAAGACATTGACAAATTCGGTGAATTTATGAAAGATGCTTTACGAGATTGGCTTACTCCTAGAGTAAAACAAAAACCAACATTAAGAATGTCTAACATTGGAAAGCCATTAAGACAATTATGGTTTGATATAAATTCAAAAGATAAGGCGCATTCTATACCGCCTGCGACCATGATTAAATTTTTATATGGTCACATATTAGAAAGGTTGGTTCTGTTTTTAACTGAATTAGCTGGACATAATGTTACAGATGAACAAAAAGAAGTTGAAGTAAATAAGATTGTAGGTCACATGGATTGTAAAATAGATGGTGAGGTTGTTGATATTAAGTCAGCATCTCGTTTTGCATTTCAAAAGTTTGTTAATGGAACACTTGCTGACTCAGATCCTTTCGGATATTTAGCGCAACTTACAGGCTATGAAGAGACTGAAGGCACAGATCAAGGTGGTTTTCTTGTTATAAATAAAGAGTCTGGAGAATTATGTTTCTTTAGACCAGAAGAACTTGACAAACCAAATATACGTGCTAAAATAAATAGTACAAGAAAAGCAATTAAGAAAGCCTCTCCTCCGACAGAGCTTTGTTATCAACCCACAGCAGAAGGCACTTATGGTAATTATAAAATTCATAAGTTATGTAATTACTGTCCACATAAATTCGAGTGTCATAAAAATTCAAATGGTGGGAAAGGTCTAAGAGTATTTAGATATGCTAAAGGACCAGCTTATTTTACAGATGTAGTAAGAGAACCTTCTGTTAATGAGATTACGGATAAATATAAATGACAAAATATTTTGAAAACACAGACGATTTAAATATTAATAAGATACAATTAGATGAATTAATTGTAGCGTTAGGTAGTTCTTTATTTGCAGGATCTATATTACAAGAAATAGATACTGTGCTTTTACAAAGATTAGAAGAACTTCTTGAAGCTGAAATAATATTACGAGAAAGTGGAATGATAATGCCGACAGATGAGACAGTACACTAATGAGAAAACCTAGAATAAAAAGACCTAAAGAAAAAGACTTACCAAAAGGATATGATTCCAAGTGGGAATATAATCTACATAAAAGTATTCTTAAAACTTGGGAACATCATAAAGGATTGATACAGTATTCTATTCCACATAAATATCATCCTGATTTTCTAAAGATCATTGATGATAAGATCATATACCTTGAAGCAAAGGGTAGGTTTTGGGATTACGCAGAATACAGTAAATACAAATGGGTTAGAGAATATTTACCCGAAGATTGTGAGTTGGTGTTTTTGTTCTCTGATCCTTATGCACCAATGCCACAAGCAAAGAAACGAAAAGATGGAACTAAACGTAGCCACGCTGAATGGGCAGAGAAGAATAAATTCAGATGGTTTGACAGAGATAATTTACCTAAAGACTGGAGATAAAAATGAAAATAGAAGAAGACCTAGTTAATAATCCTCCACACTACAACAAAGGCGAGATAGAATGCATAGATGCTATTGAAGCTATGCTTACACACGAAGAATACGTAGGATATTTAAGAGGGAACTCTTTGAAATATCGCTGGAGATTTAGATA